AGGCTATCAAGCCGGGAGTATCTAAGCCGAAAGATAGTAATTCTGAGGAAATTAGGAAACTTAAGTCACGGGCTAAATCCACTGGTAGTGTTAGGGATGCAGCTAATGTGTTTGAACGCTTTTTATAAAGGATTGAATCATGGCAATTTATAACGCCTACGACGCAATCGGTCAGCGCGAAGATTTGACCGACGTAATCTATGACATCTCGCCTACCGAGACTCCATTCATGTCTTCGATTGGCAAGACCAAAGCTACGGCTGTTTACCACGAGTGGCAGACCGACAGCCTTGCAGCCGCTACTACAAATAACGCTGCTGTTGAAGGTGCTGATGCTTCGGACGCAACTCTGTCACCTACTACCCGTCTTGGTAACTACACCCAGATCCTGCAAAAGACTATCAAAGTCTCTGGCACTCTGGATGCAGTGAACAAAGCTGGTCGTAAGTCGGAAAAGGCTTACCAGTTGGCTAAGGCTTCGCAAGAACTGAAGCGCGATCTGGAAACCATCCTGCTGTCGAATCAAGGTCGTTCGGCTGGTTCGAGCAACTCGTCGGCTCGTAAGATGGGTTCGCTGTTGTCTTGGATCAAGACCAACTCATCGGTTCAGACTAACGGTGGCGATCCTACGACTATCGGTGTTTCGACACGTACTGACGGTAATACCCGTACCTTTACCGAAGCCCTGCTGAAGGAAGTTGTGGCTGAAGTGTTTACTTCGGGTGGTTCGCCTAAGGTTCTGATGGTTGGCCCATCTGGTAAGCAGAAGGTCTCCAGCTTCACTGGTATCGGCGAGACTCGTTTCAACGTTACAGGTGCAAAGCCTTCGACAATCATTGGCGCTGCTGACATCTACGTGTCTGACTTCGGCAATATGTCGGTTGTTCCTAACCGCTTCATGCGTACCCGCGATGCTCTGATCCTTGATCCTGAGTACGCTGCTCTGGCTTATCTGCGTCCTTTCCAGACAAACGAGCTTGCAAAAGCTGGTGACTCTGACAAGACTCAGGTTCTGGTCGAAGTTACGCTGGAAGTTAAGAACGAAGCCGCACACGGTATCGTTGCTGACTTGAATATGGCACTGTAATGAGATAGCCCCTGACCTTAGGGTTGGGGGCTTTTCTATGAGGATTTATGGACTATAGACAACAAGTTGTACACGCGGACGGTGATGGCGGTATTATCATCGAGACTAAACAGGATGTTACTGAGATACTTGAAAGTAACAAGCAAATTCTGGAGGCAGACAAGCAAAGAACCGGAAATCTTAATGAATTGCACCATATAGCTCGTATTCCTTTTACGGTCATTGATGACTTGAATAAGAAGGGAATAATGAAGGGCTTTGCAATAGTAGATGATGCGGCTTTTGCGAGTTGGCTTAATAGTTCCGATAATGCACAATGGAAAGTCTATAGGGGGACAGTATGATCGTAGGTGCTTGCGTACCAGCTAGGGATGAAGTTCACACATCGTTTGCTTTTGATTTCGCCAAGATGGTTGGCAGGGATTCAAGGCATAGATGCTCTAAAGAAGGTAATGGTCTAAAGCTCTATACGATGGCAGGAACGCTGATATTCGATCAGAGAGAGAAGCTAGTAGATGCTGCTCTAGCTGAAGGATGCGATGCGATTCTGTTTATTGACTCTGATATGCGGTTTCCGTCTGACACTATTGATATTTTGTTAAGCCGTGATGTGCCGATTGTTGGGGTTAATGCAGTAACAAGACGTAAGCCGACACTGCCGACTGCGTTGAATCTACAGATTGAGAAGGATGAGAATGGCAAGATTACTCGTCATGCTTGGCATAAGATAGATTCGATGGATAAAGAGGGCATAGAGCCTGTTACAGCGGTTGGTTTTGGTGTTGTGATGATCCGTAAGGAAGTCTTTGAGAAGGTTCCTAAGCCTTGGTTTGATGTGGGTTGGGGATCTAAGGGCATCATTGGTGAAGATGTGCATTTCTGCATCAAAGCCTTGGATGCTGGCATTCAGACTTACGTAGATCATAGTTTATCTAAGCATATTGGTCACATTGGTACGTATGAGTATCGATGGGATGATGTAGAGGATGGCGCTATAGAGGCGCACAATAACGGGAAATAGACATGGCATTTACGAGCTACAGTGACCTAAAGACTACGATAGCGAACTACCTAGCTCGTAGTGATCTAACCTCAGTTATCCCTGACTTTATCCGGTTGGCTGAGGAGCGTTTACGTCGTGATCTGAGAACCCGGCAGATGCTGGTCGTAGCTACGGCTGATACTGTTGGTGGTGACTCTACGGTAGGTCTGCCTACAGACTTCCTAGAGATGCGTGACATTCACATAAACACCAATCCTATTGCCTCTTTGGCTTACGAGGCTCCTAACGCCTTCTACGCTAACACTAGAGCTACTGAATCTGGTCTGCCTAGAACCTATACGGTATTAGCTTCAGAGCTGCAATTCTCGCCTATCCCTGACGCTGTATACACGGCTCAGATGCTGTATTACGCAAAGCCTCCGCTATTGAGTGATAGCAATACTAGCAATGTATTCTTGGCTAACTTCCCTGATGCTCTGCTGTACGCTGCTTTGGGTGAGGCTGAACCGTATCTAATGAATGATGCTAGGTTGCAGGTCTGGGCATCGTTGTATGACCGTTCTATAGCGTCTATTTCTACTGCTGACCAGTCTAGTGAGTACAGTGGTCAGCCTATGTCTATGTCTTATAACGTGAGGTAAATCATGGCAGAAATGTCAAACTATCTTGAGAACGCGCTGATTAACGCTACTCTCCGTAATACCAGCTACACAAGCCCTTCAGTTGTTTACGTTGGTCTTTATACATCTGATCCTACTGATGCGGATACTGGTACAGAAGTCTCTGGCGGATCTTATGCTCGTCAGGCTGTGACTTTTGGCGCTCCTAGTAATGGCGTTAGCACTAACACTGCTGCAATTGAGTTTCCACAGGCTACCGGATCATGGGGAACTGTTGGCTGGATCGGTATCGAGGACGCATCAACTGGCGGTAACTTGCTGTATCACACAGCATTGGATGCATCTAAGACGATTGCTTCTGGCGATATTTTCAAGATTGCAATTGGCAATTTAAGCGTAACTTTGGCATAAATGTTTGGATTTAGCGCACTTTCTGAAGCTCCATTTTCTTCGTTAAGTGGTGGATTAGTTTTATTTGGTGACGCAAGTATAAATGCCAGTGCAACTGTTACAGCATTAGCAAATAGAATTCAATTTTCATCTGGTTCTATTAATGGTGTTGCAACAGTTACTGCAAATGGCGGCATCTTGAATTTTGGTGTTGCATATGTCGTTGGATCGGCAACAGTAACAGCGGCAGCAACAGCGGTATTTAGTGGTGTAGCGGCAGTAGACGCAACTGCTACTGTTAGTGCTAATGCAACAAGAATACAGTTTGGTGATGCTGTTATTAATGGCACAGCAACTGTTACAGCAACTGGTGTACGGATAAGAGTTGCTTCTGGCTCAATTACTGGTACTGCAACGGTTAGCGCCATTGGTGGTGTTGTTTATGAAGGCAATGCGTCGATTAATGGGATTGCCACAGTAACTTGTTTAGGTAATGCGATATTTTCAGGCATTGGTTACGTTAATGCTCTAGCAACAGTAGCTGCAAATGGTCAGATAATTGGTGAGGAGTGGTCGGATTTAACTCCTGAAGAAACTAATTGGACTGAGCAATCAGCAGGTAGCAATACATGGACGAATGTAGGAACAAGTAGTGACACATGGACACCAGTTTCTGCCGGGTCAAATACTTGGACGAATGTGAACGCTGGATCAGATAACTGGATGAGGCAATAATGGCTCTTGTTTTAGCTGATAGAGTAAAAGAAACGACAACCACAACCGGCACAGGAACAATTACACTTGCTGGCGCTGCATCTGGTTTTCAGTCATTTTCCGTTGTTGGCAATGGTAATACCACTTATTACACTATTGCAGGTCAAGGAACGTCTGAGTGGGAAATTGGAATTGGAACGTATACATCAAGTGGCACAACACTTTCTCGTGATACGGTACTAGCTTCTAGTGCTGGCGCTCCAACAAAAACGACATTCTCTACTGGTACTAAAGACGTATTTGTAACATATCCTTCTGGACGTTCTGTATATGTTGACGGTGCAACAGTAGACACTGCTGGTATGGGAGCAACTCAAGGCGATATTCTTTATGCCTCTGCAACAGATACATTTTCAAGATTACCAAAAAATACAACAGCAACACGTTATCTTGCAAACACTGGAACTAGTAATAATCCAGCATGGTCACAAATAGACTTATCTAATGGCGTTACCGGTGATTTGCCATTTTCAAATCTTACTCAAGGATCAGCACTTTCTGTTCTTGGTGTTACTGGGAATGCGATTGCTGATGTAGCAAGTATTTCTGCTGGAAGTGACCATCAAGTATTAAGGCGTTCTGGTACTGCTGTTAGTTTTGGTGCTGTTAATTTAGCTTCTACTAATGCAGTAACAGGAACTTTGCCATTAGGGAATGGTGGTACAGGTCAAACAACCGCACAAGCATCTATGAACTCATTTGCTGGTGCTGTAACTTCAGGTCAGTATTTGCGAGGTAATGGTACTAACGTAGTTATGTCGGCGATTCAAGCTGGCGATGTTCCGACTTTAAATCAAAATACAACTGGAAGTGCTGCAACCGTTACAGGAAACGCAACGGGTAGCACATTTGGGTTTAATTCAGGTTACGGCTCAGTAGCTACCGCCTACGGCTGTCGTGCATGGGTAAACTTTAGCGGCACAGGCACAGTTACTATTCGTGGCAGTGGAAATGTGTCGAGCATTACGGATAACGGTACGGGTGACTATACGGTCAACTTTACTACTGCATTGGTGGATGCTAATTATTCTGCTTTAGTTACTAGTGGTGGTTGGGGGTCTGCGTATAATTATTCTGGAACGTACGTCGGCGCTGGAGCGACACCAACAACAAGTGCAATTAGAATTGCAATAAGAACTGGAGCAACATTTGATGACCAACCAGCGGTTTGCGTTTCAATATATCGTTAAAAGAGATAAACCATGAACTCACGCATAATTTACCCAACAGATGACGGAGGTGTTGCTGTCATAGTTCCAGCGGCTGAGTGTGGCTTAACTATTGAAGAAATCGCTGCTAAAGACGTACCAGTAGGCAAGCCTTACGAGATCGTAGATGTAGCGGATATTCCTTCAGATCGTACATTTCGTGGAGCATGGTCATGGGCATCGTAATCGACTTAACCAAAGCCAAGGCTATCGGTCACGATATGCGTCGTGCTGCTCGCGCTGAAGAATTTAAGCCTTACGACGAAGCTATTGCCAAGCAGATACCGGGTCAAGCCGAAGGCGCAGAAACAGCCCGCCAAGCTATCCGTGAGAAGTACGCAGCTATCCAATTAGACATCGACGCAGCAGCAACACCTGACGAGATTAAAGCAGCACTAGGGATTTAAATAATGCAAAAAATTCTATTTGGTGAGTGGTTGCCAGATCAACCCGGCGTAACAGGTGCGGTAACAGATGCAAAGAACTGTTATCCAGTTGCTAATGGATATGCTCCAGTTAAGAGCGAGGCTGATTACTCTGACGCTGCTGGTGCTAATCTAATCATTACCTTTGCTGGTAAGTTTGACAGTGCTAGTACATTGTTTGCAGCTAGTACAACCCAGATTTATAAGTTTGATAGTGCTGATGCTAGTTTAGATGCGGCTACGACTACGGGTTATACAGCGGTTGAGGGTTGGGATGTAACTCAGTTTGGTGCAAAGATGATTCTGGCTAATGGTCAGGATAAGCTGCAAGCATGGACTTTGAATTCATCAACGAACTTTGCTGACTTAGCTGCTTCTGCTCCTATTGCAAAATATGTAACTGTTGTTCGTGACTTTGTGGTTGCTGCTAACGATGGAACTGACACTAGTAAGGTTTACTGGTCTGATCTAAATGACGAGACAGACTGGACACCGGGCGCTGCATCTCAGGCTGATACCCAGATTCTTCCTGACGGTGGTGACATTACTGGTTTGGCTGGTGGTGAGTACGGTCTAATCTTCTTGGAACGTGCTATCTACCGGATGACCTATACAGGCTCACCATTCTTCTTCCAGTTTGACGCTATTTCTAGGTCTTTGGGATGTATTTCTAACGGATCTATTGCTCAGTACGGAAACCTAACGTATTTCCTTGCAGACGATGGTTTCTATGTCTGTGATGGTCAGTCAACGAAGAACATAGGTAGCGAAAAGGTAAACCGCTGGTTCTTTGATAACGCTATTCCGGGTGAGATATTTACTGGAATGAGTGCTACGGTTAATCCTGTTACAAAGTTAATAATATGGAAGTTCAATAATACATTTGGCGGTAACAGTATGCTGATGTACTCGATTGATCTTAACAAATGGTCATACGCAGATACGACAGCAACGTCAATTGCCTATGTATTAACGCCTTCAGCTACGTTAGAGCAGGTAGATAACTACAACTCAAGCATTGATGCGCTTGATATTCCTCTGGATTCACGGGTATTTGCTGGTGGACAGCTACTGTTTGCTGGTGTTAGCGGTCAAAAGATCATTGCTTTCTCAGGCCAGCCTAAGACTGCGAACATATC